ATCTCAGTTACCCAAACCTGTGCTGATAGTGCGCGAAGTGCGGCCGCTGACCCTTTACCTACATCACCAAAGCCTGCTACCACTGCTACCTTACCTGCGATCATCACGTCAGTGGCACGTTTAATACCATCAACTAATGACTCGCGACAACCATATAAGTTATCAAATTTAGCTTTGGTCACGCTGTCATTAACATTTATAGCACGTAACTTGAATTCACCCTTGGCCATTGCTTCATTGATTTTATGGATACCAGTTGTTGTTTCTTCTGTTACTCCACGGATTCCTTCTAATAGATGCGGATGTTTTTCATGGATATACCATGTAAGGTCATGACCATCATCAAGTAACATGTTTGGCTGCCAATCGTCTGGACCACTAACTGTCTGTTCAATGCACCACCAGTATTCTTCTTCTGTTTCACCTTTCCAAGCAAATACAGGTATACCTTGATCAGCTAGTGCGGCGGCGGCGTGATCCTGTGTTGAAAATATGTTGCAACTTGACCAACGCACTTCAGCACCTAAAGCTATTAATGTTTCGACTAATACTGCTGTTTGAATGGTCATATGCAATGACCCAGCAATACGTGCACCTTTAAGTGGTTGGGCTTCTAAATATTCTGCTTTGACTGCCATTAATCCTGGCATCTCTGTTTCAGCAATAGCGATTTCTTTATGACCCCAGGCGGCCAATGTAATGTCTTTTACTTTATAATCCATATTAATCCTTGTGATGTTGCCAAAGTTGATCAGTGCCACCCAAATGGCCCCAATCGCTGTCTACGGTCATTCTACTACTTATACCTCCACGTGGGCGGTATTCAATTTCTATACGAATACGATCTGGTTCATACACTGCTTTAAGATCTTTATACATAACATCTAATGCTCGCTCGTAACTCAAACGTGTGTCGCGGTATTGGAATATGTATTGCTTAAGACTTTTTAATTCAATAGTCTTATCTTTGCCATAGAACCAAATAGTAACATCACCAAAGTCTGGTTGATTAGCACCGCCTAAGAATGTAAATTCTGGGATATTGATACGTTGCTCATATCCACGTGCGGCATTAGGTAATGACTTTAGTATTGAGCTATCGATACTATCCCATAATTTCTTTTCCATATTATTCCTTTTTTAAATCTAATCTACGCAAAATTTTACCGCTTGAATGAACAAACTTACCATCAGGCACATCTCGCATAACTGTAGTGCCGGCCATTATTTTAACATCATTACCTATTTCTAATGCTCGATCTGGATAACTGTTTACTATCATACTGCCGGCACCTATCATAACATTATCACCTACATGAATATGTCCTGCGACAAAAGTATATGGTGTCATAATTACATTTTCACCAAGCCTTACATCATGTGCTACTGCGCTTCCGCTGTCTAAATAACAAAAATCACCGATATGAGACTTCGCTCGAATATAACAATCTCTTGCAACAACTACACTATTCCCTACAAAAGTTTTAGGGCTTATAAAAGCACTAGGACTTATCAAATTTGCCATTGGCAAATTACGTTCACGGAAAATACGTATTCTACGCTTGCGTAAGTTATCACCATTATGTTCAATATTTTTGATATTACTATGTCCTGCCCATCCGCTGGCTAGTAAAAAATCATATTTCGCAACATCTGATTCAGGAATTTGTTCTTCATTACCTATAAAAGGTATTCCATCTATCTGTTCTGTGTTTCCAAAAAAATACTTGTCAAATATACCAGCTATTTCTACATCTAGTTCATCAGCAATATCTACTAACAAATCTAATCCTGAACGGTATCCAACTAGTGCAATAGGTTTTCTCATGTTGGATTCGGCACTTCCAGACGATTGTTAACTTTATTTTTTTCAGTTACTTGGGCTATTTCATTAAACATTTCTTGCCCTTTACGGATACTATCAAAAGGTAAAGGAGGACGATCATTTACGTGACCGATCCTTTTGATGATTTGCCCCGATATGTCGAATTCCTTGGGTAATATAGCATTGTTCCAAAGCCAAGGACAGGTATGATGCGTATTATGATAACCTTCTCCCATTAATAGGAACTGCCATACATGACTGTTATACGTGTAGTCATTACTTTTATAAATCCTATAGGTATCACTTCGATATCCCCAACGTCCCGAATATGGCAAGTGTGCAATCACGGTTACCCAGCTTATGCCCGTGAATACATATAATACCGGCAAACAATAAAAATAACCTGCGTATATCGGATCAATTAAACATAGTCCCAACGCATAGCTGTAGATTACCTTGTAATAGTGTTTATGGAACCATTTATGCCCAGTATCAATAGTAAGGTCTTTGATCAGCATTGGACTGATTGGATAAGTAGGAAAATAGTAAAAATAAACTTTGATCTTGTGCCACAGACTTCCAGATGGACTATGCGGATCACCTTGTTTGTCCGTAAATCTATGGTGTTCTCGATGTCCTGCGGCCCAGCTAATAGTACTTCCTAGGGTACACATAGAACCAAACCATAAAATTATAGTTTTCCAAAATTGATTTCGTGGTGCAAAAGTTCTATGACTAGCCCATTTATGTAGACATATACTAACACCTATGCCAAAAAGCAACCAACCACAAAACAAAGCAAATAAAAATAATTTGAGATTCCACGCAAATATCAAGGTCACCAGACTGCCTAGGTATGCAAAAGCCTGTGCTATTTTTACTTTGCTGTCATTAGTGTATATTTTTGTTTCAAATAATAGATATAACACCGGTAATGCTAGTAAAACAAATATAACATTCCAAGCCAATTGTGTATAAGTTATTAACCCTAAAGTAATAAGGGCATAAACACTTAAGAATGCTAAATGAATAGATTTCTTCGTCATTTTAATAATTCTCTAAAAAAAAAATAAATGGCTAGCAGGAACTGCATACGGACGGCGTTCTACGTGTAACACAGTAGTAAAGGAGTTAGCACCCCAAGCGTCTAAGATACCGACGTCAACTAATAGTTGGCGTTGCATACTTATTTATTATTCTTTAGATACTTCACGACCTTTTTGTGAAGTAGCAGGATCACTAAACTTACGATTTTTACCAGCGGCATGGGCCGCTTCGGCTTCAATCATAAGATTGAGGAATTTTCTGCGTGTATGCGGGTCATGTATTCCGCAGGCTAATTTTTTAGTGGTTTTTGAAAGATTAAAACTACTGTTAGTTTTTGCCATGTTTTATCCTTTGATTTTATCTAAATATTCTACACCAAACTTACCTTGATCAATTTCTACTAATGCTTCAACTACGGCTTTATTTTCGTATTTGGTACTATCACCGTGTTTTTCTGAGAATGTACGTTTGTTAGCGATTTCACGGGCACGTGTAGCACCCGCTAATATCATCTGGTAACGGTTGTTACCAAATGGTTTAAGACAGTTGTCAATGTTATAACGTTCTACTGAATTTACGACTTTTGTGGCCATTGAATACTCCATAAGTGATTGAAATTACATTTAAGTATAACAGAAATTTATAACAAGGTCAACTAATTTTATGATTATACTACTTTACCTTTTGCGTTTACCAAAACAATGTTTTTATCGCCACCGCCAATTGCTCTCTTATAAGCAGCGGCATATACACGCACACCAGGTATACCAATGGTAGCAATATTTCTACTAGAATCGTTGCGAATTAACCACATCATTAGGTGGCTTTCTGGTATATCTTCTTTGGTTTTTATAACAGCATGAGCATGTATAGTTACGTTGGTGCCATCTTGAACAAAGTGTTCAGGCAAGAAAGTTTGGATTATAATACCACCTTCTGGATTAATGTCTCCACCAAATATCACATGCTGTGCTTCTTGTTCTGTGGGCTCAACTACGATTTCTTTATTGAGTTTAAAAATACCAGGTTTATCTGTTTTTAATAGTTTGACATGACCTGCTTGGCGTAATTTTTTAATCAATACACCTGCTTTAGCACCGTAGTAAGTATCTGCACTTTCCCAATATTCAGCATTTATTTTTTTGATAGATACTGGCAAGTGTCCTCGTAGACTACGTAATACAATATCAGCTTTTTTAACTTCGCCGCCCTGTTTACGTGTTCCTGAGCTTCTACCCGAAATGTCTACTTGAGTAACATTTTTAATTCTAAGTTTTCTTTTTTGATCATCAACGAATGTTACATTAGCGGATCCATGATTCTTGATGACTTTTTCAATCATTTCTGCAATGGCTGTTTCGTTACCAATTCCAGCACTGTTGTCGCCTTTTTTACCTATGTCTTTGACGTAGATTTTAGTGGCATAATCAGGAAATACTATGCGACCTATGCTACTACCCAAGGGATCATATGCGGCTCCAGCGGGCTTGAGACTTTTTAGTAGAGTTAGTAATACTTCTTTTCTAAAGGCATCTTTGTTTTTTGGGGGAGTATCTACCAATACTTCTACGTTGTTACCCTTGACAAGGGTTTTAAGTTTGATTTTTTTCAGGAACGCCAATATCGTAGGCTCTGGTGCCTCTTGGATTACTGTGCTTTCTACTATATCTCGTATTTTCATGATATAGTATTTATCTGCGTTCTATATCTTGTTCAGTGCAGTCAATACCATACTGGATTTCTACTATTTTACAGGGTTTTGCAAAGGGATTGTGTAGTCTGTGCCATGTTTCTGGTAGTATGTGATAGTGCTCGTGTTGATGTAGGGGGACAGATTCATCCTCAAGTTCAACCTGGCAATGTCCTTCAGCGACATGCCAATGTTCGCTGCGGTCAAAATGCCGTTGCATGGTCAGGGTTTGTCCTGGATTAATAGTAAGCTCTTTAACCTTAGTACCCAGCACTTCGTGTAATATACGGTAGTAACCCCAAGGACGATCTGTCTTGGGTGCTTTCCATTCTTCTAAGATCCAACTACTTGAATTCTTTTTGTCTATGCCGCCAACCCCAAACACAAATTTGACATTAGATTCTGACATCTCCGGTATATTTTCTGCTGTGCGATCACCACCGTTGGCAAATATGATTTCGCTATTAGGATACATGATCTTGACGTTACGTATGGCTTCTATAGCATGATCTTCTGTGTCATTAAACAATATACAATGATCTACCATACGGAGATTTTCAATGATCTGAACACGCTCATAGCTGGGCATGAACTCGCGACCTTTCTTGCGTCTGAGCCAACTATCGCTATTAACTCCAACTACTAGGACGTCACCCAGACGTTTGGCCGCACGGAAGTATTCTATGTGTCCTGAGTGTAAAGGGTCAAATCCGCCCGTGCATAGGACCACTCTATTTACCATGTTTATAACTCTTTCTGGTAGGTGGAGTGCTCTTAATCGTTAATGGTTTAAGTACCGGAGTTTCTTTTGATTTAGGTGCGGCTTGCGCAACTGTTGTTTTATTAGAACGTGTAGTTTCATTCAATGTTCCTGTCGTTTCTGTAGCTGGGGGAAATTCCATACGTTGACTCTGATAATCAATAAAATACAATTCTTTGTCTAACCACGGCATGCAGATTTCTTCTTGTTTAAGAAATCCATTAGCATTTACACTATCTACTATTGTAGGATGTAATAGATTTTTATCTGCCAGATCAAACCATGTAGTTGTTAATGGATCCATTGGTGCTATGTCTGTTTTATATACTGCCATGTTGATCCACGGATCTTGGAATTTCTTTAGTAAATATGCATCGCGACAGTCAAACCCATTGACGGCTAGCATATAAATTAAATTAATTGGATTGTAATGAAAATAACATCCGCTATAGCCTCTGCTATAATGTTTATTATATTCAATACCAGTATGTTGAGGTACACTAAGCAACAACATGCCATTAACAGTCATATAGCTATTCCACATGCGAAGAGTTTCTAATGGATTTATACTATATTGTAAACTATCGTGAGCCCATATGAGGTCTATACTAACAGGAAATAAGAATTGTCTATCATAAATGTCATGTACTTTATGAATATTTTTTAGATCTGGGACTTGTCTCAGACGATCAGCATTATTGTCAACAGCAAAACAATTAAAATTATAAGGTTCTGGTGGGTCATTATAATTTTCTAAGGTAGCCCACCAATGGACGTCTTCACCTGTACCGCAACCTAGATCCGCTACATGTCGCAGGCTTTCTAAGAACGTATCATATTGTCGTATAGTTTCTAATATACTTAAACTATGTCTAGCCAATTGATGCATCCTCCATACCTGCTGTTCTTAAGCGTGTAACGTGTCCTAGCATGAAGTTCTTGCTTTCAAGTCCTTTCATTATGCCTAACCACTTGTTGCGTAAGAGTGCCACTTCGTTAATGATAGTTTCAAAGTCAATGACTTCATCTTCACCGTCTACATACTTTTCAGCGTCGCGACTAGTTAAAGCACGAGCGTATCCTTCTAGATACTTTTGGAAGTGTTTCTTGCGTATTTTTCTTAACTGAATGTTGAGGTAATTAAGAACTGCTTCAATCTCTTGTAGCTGATTAAAACGTCGTTCTGTAATTCCGGGCAGGCCAGCAAGATTCTTTTCTATGTTACCATAGACTCCAACTTCCTTTCGTGCGTCTTCTAGTTCCTTTTCATAATGTTGAATAAAATCAGGAATACTACCTAAACTTGCTACTACGCGACTATACCACATGTTCATACCTTCCTAACCATGGAAATACAGTTCTCCAATTGGTTCCTCTTCTACGATCTTTTTCATTTAAAAATATAATTAGATTTGCAATTTCTTCATTATTTTGCTCTGACTGTAATATCTGATTTAAAATACCTTCCATATATTCATATGCTAATATATTTTCTTCAGAATCTCTAGGAAGCAAGGAAAATATTTTTTTTGCATCTTGCGCAAACTCTTTACCAAATATTTCACCTTTCATATATGACGGACCAGGAGTAACTCCGCTAAACCAATGTCCAACGTGTCTGTTTTTACGCCAGCTGGATAATTTTAATAACAATTCTGGCATAGTTTTTATAGTCAATACTGATATAGTCTGATTTATATTTAAATGGATCCATTTGGTTTCTAAAAGTAAGTTAAAGTTTTCTTCCCATTGATCAAGTTTTATCCCCCATCTGGCGTATTCCTGTTCGGCTCCCCAACAGTCAATGCTACAGGTTATATCTATTCTTTTTAACTTTCTATTGGTTAATAACTGTTTAAATTTTAAAATAAAGTTCTCTAAAGTTTTTTTTGGAACCATTAGATTAGTCACTATATTAAGCTCGCATTCTGGATTGGGATTCTTTTCTATCATATCTAATAACTTATCAAATTCTTTCTGATATAAAGGTTCTCCACCTAATATATGCAAGCGTTTTAACGTAGAGAATCCTGTTTCCATCCATTGCCAAAAATATGGCATTAGATCTTTAAAATGATTAGTACCATTGGTTAATATTACTCCTTTCTGTGAAAATTCGCCAAATTTTTTATTTTCGGACTCAATAGTAGAACTCAATGATCCATCTGAGGGACAATATAAACACCCTAAATTACAGGCATTATTAAAATACACTTCAAGTATCGTTGGAGATACTATAGTTGCTTCAGAATTTATTTCAAGTTCAGTTGGGGATAAATTTGGTATAGATAGATGTCTGATTCTGTCACTTACTCCTCCTATTTCTTCAATTTTTCGACAGTACCCACAGCTTTCCTTAGGCCAATTTCCCTGCAACATTTGTTGCCGATTACTAAGTTTCAAAGGTGTATTATGAAAATTGCTAAAATTTTCAGGGGTGATCTCTGAATACGCAGTTCTATGACAACTGCCAGTGATGCCACTATTTAAATATATAGTGCTCCAGGCCCATTTAAGTTGACAAGCGGTAGCTGTTTTTATTGGAAAATACTTTTTTCCAGACATTAGTAGTCATCATCTCCATCATCGTCATCATACGCAGATTCTTCTTCATCTTCACCTAGGTATTCTTTCAATGCACGTTTGAGATAGCTGTCGGTGCCACCGAACGCTTTTAATTCGCGCTCGACGATGTTATGATCTGCTACTATAGCCAACACATGATCAGCTGCCGCCTGGCGGTCTTTAGGCGCGATATACTCCTTACAAGTCAACCAAACTTCGCCTAATGCATCTAACTCAATACTCATTCTGCTATCTCCTCTTCTGTTTCTTCAACTACTTTTGATTCAGTACTTAGTAGGGTTACATTAGATGATAATTCTTTCATAACCTTATCTAAACAACCATCTTCATTACGTTCCCAGGCTTTGCGGAATTGTTTAATAGTTGTTTTATCAGCAAAGGTATAAACTAAACTGTTGCCTTCTTTCTTAAGCAAGTTTTTAGCTTCTAACATGTCTGTCAGGCCGCTATATGGACTCATACCAGTTTCATACGGAATCTCAACTTGTACACTTTCAAACGGTTTGGCATATCTGGTCTTCATGATCTTACAAGCAGCACGGATACCGTTAACTGTTGTGGTTTTATTACCGTCAGCGTCTGTTTTAAGTTTAAGTTTGCGCATAGCTACAACAATTGAACTTGCGTAGATAAAGCCCTGCCCACCGCTAATCTTATCATCTGGATCAAACATATCTTGTGAAGCGTATGTATGATTAGTACAAACTAATCCAAGATTCAATGTACCAAACATGTTTACACAGTTACGAACAAGTGCTGTAAGTGCTTTAGGTTTACGACCCATGTCACCTTTCATTTCACCCGCTTCAAACTGGTTAACATCTGTTGGAGTTAACATCATACCTAGTGAGTCTAGAACAAACAATACTTTAGGGCGGTCTTCTTCTGGTAGTGTGCGATACTCTTTAACAAAGTCACTGATAACCTTAGCCACATCATCAATCATAGCCATGTTAAGTTTAAGTAGTTTATCTTCGCCTGTATCTACACCAAGTGCGTGTAACCATGCTTCATCAAGTGCGTTTTCTGTATCGATTAAGATTACATAAATGCCTTGCTCTTGTGCGTGGCGTACAATGTTACCTGAACAGATAAATGATTTACCTGCGCCTGATTCGCCTGCAAATACAGTTACTTTACCCATCGGAATACCTCTTTCAAAGTTACCAGATAGTAAGTAGTTTAATGTGTAGTTGCCGGTGCTGATCCAATCTGTCGGATCGTTAAAGCCAATACCTAAGCCTTCAATGCTTTTGGTAATTGACTTTCTAAATTTACTTATATCAAATGGTTTTGCCATATTTTTATCCTCATTGAAATAACAGGGCAAGCCTCAGACTTGCCCGTTACCTTTTCTTATTTACTTACTTTTTGACGATTACGGATAATTCTTATCAATCGTCTGACGATTACGGATCATCGCTAGGATGTCTTCAGCACGTGTTGGAGTTCCACCTGCTGGAGGTGTCGCAACTGGTGCTGTAGGAGCCGCTGGTGCAGCCTCTGCGACCACTGGAGCAACTACAGCTGGCGCAGTTTCAAATTCTTCATCTGCCACTGCTGGTGCGGCTGTTTGTGCTACGGGTATAGCTGATTCAGCTGAGACGATTGTCACGCCTCTTGGTTTGTAGTAATTACCCCAACGTTCTGCGTCATATGCCTGACCATCTACACTTGCTTCAAACATTTCTTTCATGACTTTAAGTTCAACTTCGCTGGGTTTCTTAGGTAAGAAATCTTTCAAGTTGTATAAGCCATGAGTTTCAATCGCCGCAGCTTCTTCTGCTGTAAGTGCAGATTCTTTGCGTGACCATTTTGACGTTGAGTAGTCAGCATAACCACCTTTTGATGTTTTAGTGACTGTAAAGTCTAAACCACCTTGGTAGTCTGTTGGCAAGTTTTCTAACTCTGGATCAAGTAATGCTGATTTGATCAAGTTAAAAATCTGTGGACTAATGATAAACCTACGAATTGGATTTTCTGGTGTCTTATCGTCTGTGATAGGATTCTCACGCACAAAACCTTGGAACAAGTATGATCTTTTCTTCCAATATTTACGACCCATTTCTTCTAAACTTTGGTCCTTAAACCAAGTACGAACTTCTGCTAAGATTGGACATGCTTCGCCCCACATCTCAACGCATGGTACTTGTACAGTGACTGGTTTACTATCTGCTTGGCCTTTAACGCCAGCAAACGGTAAGTTGATCATTGCTCGTTCTGCCCAAAAGAATGTGTTTTTTGTGTCTGCGTCTGGAAGGAATCTAATGCGAGCGTTTGTGCCTTCTTGGATGTTCCAGTGTGCGTAGATAGCGTTGTCGCCACCACTTTGTGAATTACCGCCTGTGCCACGGTTTTCTGATGCTTGTAACTTTGCACGGATTTCTGCTAAACTTGTTGCCATGATGTTATTTCCTTTTTAATTTAAGTTGGTCTTTAATATGCCTAAACGTGTTATGCATCTATACATAATACGCTACTATTATTTATTCCACAAGAGGTATTTTTAATAATTTTTTACCAAATAGGGTAAAATCTCATCAACTAGCCTACGATACCCTTGTAAATTTGGGTGTACTTCGTTCCAATGTTTGTATATTAATTTCAATTTATCTTCAGCGTCAATAGTTAATTGTTTGAATGCAGTTCCAACATTGGACATAAATTCTTTATCGTTGGCCAGCAGTGAATACCATTCTGGATCACTCATATAAACATCTCGTTTGAGTTCTGGTATTAATAGTTTAGTGGCGCTAGGTACAACAGCCACTAAATTACTATATCGTGATATGCTTGGATGTAGTTGACTCCACCCACCAATCATCAGTATTTTTTTATTGTGTTTTACTGCAAATGAATTAAGTCTGGTATAAAATTTATCGAAGTAATTATCAATGATTTCATTTAAAGATGTATACTGTCTTAAGGCTATTATAAACTCCTGTTCTAAAGTTTTCCAACGGGTTTCAGGATCTTCAGGATATTTTTTAGCATAGTAATATCTTTCTCTGAATATATCTGTTTGTAGAAATACTATATGATCAATTGATTCTAAATCAAATTTTACTTTGTCTCTGACGTCTGCACCAAATAAACAACTGCCTGTATCGTGCCATTTGCCTTCTAATCGATCTAACATCAGTGCATTGGCTATGCCCATTTTGCTGATATTAATTACTTCATGTCCCATTTCTGTCAGGATAGAATGTATACCTTCTCCTGTTGCCCTATAAGAGTCACCTTGTCCAGAAAATACTCCAACTCCCCAGCTATCACCTGCTATTAATATACTTTGCATATTCTGTCCGGTTGTGTTGAAATATTGGCATCATTTCTAAATACATTTTTGATAAGTCTGTTAGATTCATCCTACCTAATCTATCTATTTCTTGTTTAATTGCTTCTAATCGTAAATAGATATTTGGTTCTCTATCATACGTTTCATTTATCCAAGGACTAAAAGATTTAAAACCAAATTTTTGAAGTTTGTCTAAACTACCTTGTCCCCCCATTAAAATAAATGGTTTCCCTATATATAAATTTTTAACTGTTTTCTCTGTGATCCAATTAGTTGTTAATATATCAGTTTCAGCAACTATTTCTATAAAATATTCTTTATAAGGTTTGCGTTTTTCTCCTACTATCAGATCAAAATCAAACACACGATTAGGAAAAAGTTGATCATAGACGATCGGTGTGTGTTTATTAGCCCAGATTATGTTGTCATCAAAATTTGATTTGATTGTTCTATCTAACACCACACCCTGCTCTTGATAACTAACGTAAGAATCTTCATTATAGTTTTCAAATAAATGCCTAGCTAGTTCTAATCTGAAAAAAGAACCACGATTGAACCAACATGCAAATTTTTTAGTAAAAGGACCTTGATGTATGTCTATGTTTTTGATATGTGTGTACAGAACCCTGCACCAATATGGAATTGATTCATAATTAATTACTGTGGCATTTTCTAATTCAAAATCCTCTCTGCAGATCACTGCACAAGTATTTTTGTTAAGTTTGAAACAATCAATTATGTTTTTTATAATTTCAATAGCACCAGACTGCTGTAACAGAGCACCATCTTCTGTCAGAAATAAAAATCTTTTATTTTCACCAAATTTATGGCACAGATAAATCAATTGGTCAGAGGCTCTAATAGAACCTTCTCTTTCGTACAAACAGTCAAAATTAACAATAACTACATCTTGTACAAGTTGTATAGGCTGATATCTGTCTGATGGTGGAGTTTTGCAAACTACGCAATTATAAAAACTTTCTAAATCTAACATACATCTACTTATCACTGAAAAAAAAGGCACTATAAAAGTGCCTTTAGTAATAAAATATTTTATTTCAGGCCTGCTAAATTTTTAATGTCTGTCATTGGGTCCGGAACTTGTGTGCTATATTTTGGTTGCATTTTTGGTGTTGCTCCGCCTGTGATTGTTGCTACAAGTCTTTGCCATAATTGTTTAATTGGGCCTGGAGTTTCTTCTACTGGTTTTAAATCTTTAAAATGTACTGCTATTGTTGTACCGTTGGCTAGATCAACTACTAAACTGTTTGAGAAACGGGTCTTCTCTGCTACTTTTGCTACTGTGCCTTTTTGTCCTTCTGCGGGTACATAGAATGTTTGTCCTATAAATGATTGCAGTTTGTCTGATACCTGATCTTCTGTGAATGTATCATCTTCATTTACTAATCGGTCAAATGCTTCTTCTAATGTTTCGTCTTTGCTCATCTTTTCTGTTTCACGGCGTGCTTTATCGCTGAGATTATGGATTTTGCCTATAGGATCTTTCTTCTTGCCTTTAGTTTTTTCCCAATCACCTTCGTGTTCCCAGCCTGTTAATTTGCCTGTTTTAGGATCATATTTGATTGTGTCTTTAGCTTCATTCATATTGTCATCAAACTCTTTTTTAGTTTCCCAATGGTTTTCATCACAGCAACTAAATTTGTCATCGCGTGGTTCACCACAGTATGTACATACTTCTTCATTATCATCAATATCTCGTTCTTCTGTTACTTTATATAAGTCATCAATGTCGCCTAAGTAGCCATCGCAAGCGTGTTCTTCATCGTTTGGACAATCACCTCCGCAATATTTACATTCTTCTTTATCTTCGTTTACTTCTTCTGGATAGTCTACGCCGACTTCACGGTATACTTCGCGTACCATGATACTAACATCGCTCGAACCTATTTCTTCCATTGGTGCATGGAATGATGCTACATCACTTGCAGCATTCATGATACCTTCTGGACCTGCTTTTTTAAGTAACTCACTGTGATCATCGATGCTGTTTAAGATTCTACGTATGATCGCTGATTGTATATCTTCAATATTTGCTAATTGGTCTTCTTGGTTATCTTCTTCGTAGACCACACCATCTATGCCACTGTTGCTTGAGCCATATGTGTTGCCTTCATCTATGTCACTACTTTCGATGTCTTGTTCTGCTGGGTAGTCCGGATCACCTATTTCATTTTCAATCTGTTGATAGATATTTGGTAGATGTTCCTGTAGCCAATCTGCGACTAAATCACCCACATCGTGTTCTGGATCTATTCTTGCTATTTCTTGTATCTTATCAAATAGTTTGTCATCACCAATTAGATTATATAGTGCGTTGGTAGCATTTTGTCCATCAACGCCAGCTGGTAAAGGATTACTTAATAATTCAATTAGTTTATCCACGTCATCGTCGGTGTTAGGAACTGCCCATGTGCCTTCGGCTATGGTATCTGCCCAGTTGACAAATTGTTCTGCGAATTTATTTTCTTTTTTCATATTATATGCCTTGTGTACCAAAGGTAGTGCTTCTTCTAACCGATCGTCAAATGTTCGTTTCTCAAAACGTTGTTTCATTTCTTCTGTATCAATTTCTGGAATATATGAGGTTGATGTTGCTACAAATTGTTCTTTACATCTTTGATACCCTTTCTTACCAGTCATGCGTTTTAGTGTGTTGTTTAATAGACCATGATATTCAACTGCTGCTTCTGCCATTGATTGTGTTTCTGTATCTTCAAATGTGCGATTTCTTGTGTTGTTTATGAATGGTTTTAGTTTAGCACATTCTTCTGCCATTTCACAGATGTGCTGACCTAGGTCATCATGCATACTACCACCATGTTTGACATGTTGTGCCAGAGCACGACCTAGTCTAAGGCTTTTAACTGGTAGCTTGAAGCGTTCACCTTCCTGTGTTTCAAGATAGATGCTGTTGATATTGTGTGTGCGGGCACGGCGATTTTCTATTTCATCAAGTGCTTTAGTATGACGGACTATTAATCGCACAGGACCTTTACGTTCATAGCTAGATTTGCGTGTACCATATAGGCTTTCGCTGATGACTTCATCTTTGTCGTAGGTACTGTCTGCTTTGCTAACCTGTTGTAGGTCTCGATGTTTTAATGTGCTTCTTGTTATATCTCTAGGTTCAAAGCTCAATAGGTTTGATTTAGCGAACCTGCGTAGTTCTTTGAGAAAGCCGTACCAATCATGGCGCTGTTCGTCTGTTAGATCGTCGCTGATATTCTTGCTAAAATAGACTTTTAGGCTGGTTTCATCGATGATGCTAAGGGTTACATTACCAAGATTTTCATCATCTACAGTGTAGTCAAAATTGAAAAAACGTGCTTTTTCAGGATCTTGTGTGGCCTTGGCTTTATCATCACCCAAGCTAACATCCTCAAATCTATCACGGATTTTCTCAAATAGACCTTCTGCGATTTTGTTAATTTCTCTCATGTAAGTATTTATCTAACTAATGAAGAACGGCATGGGCTCAACTATATCTTCTAGGCTGTCTTTCATAGTATAGTCAAGTTGGCTGTCAAAGCTCTGTAGCATCTGTGCCATGCGCACTATAAGGATAAGACTCATTACCAGATCATCTGTTTCGCCTGGTTTAGCCGCATAGCTAGCACCGTGGGCTACAAATGTTTTAAGTTCTGATATTAGTGGACGGCTAACGATCATCATACGCTTGCTTTCTATTAGATTTTTAAGTTTAGCACAGGCAGATATTTTACTGCTGTTTGTAGTATTAAAGCCCTTACGATATCGTCTACCACCACCTATTTTTCTAGGCTCACTTAAAAATATACCTTTGATATTTTCTTCACCGATTTCACTGATACAGACCAATGCTGCTTCGCCCACGGTATTATTTTCTACACTGTAATAAACATTATTGGGGTTGGCATTTTCAGCTAGATATTTGGTAATTTCTGTTAGTATGCCCACCTGTTGTTGTATAGGTGTGCGATTATGTTGCCATTCTGCTACTTGTTTAAAAGTAGGCAACTCAAATACCTGTATACCGGCGGGGTCGCCGCCAGTGCCTAAACTAGGATCCAACGATACTACATAAGTATATTGTGATTCTGGCTTCTTATACCAACGTACCTGTCCTTGTCGTTCTATAGGATCTAATCCCGACATTTCAATTAAATGCCCTGGATTGATCAATGTTTCGTCCCAGATGATGAATTCACAGTCCATCTCACGACGGAAACGTTCATCACCTAGTTGACTACGAGTCTGTACTGCCCATGCTTCGTCACGATCTGGGTGCTCATTCCAATAGCTACGGAACGCTTTAAATCCGTTAATACCCAATTCTGTGGGATTACCAAATTCATCAAATTGTTTGTTAGCGCCTTTCCATAAGGTAGCAAATTGATCTTCATCGCTGTTGGGGGTTGAAGTGATAATACATTTACCACCAGTTGCTAGTGTGGGGCTGATTGAAGTCCAAAATTCACGACCAATGGTAGGGCGGACGAACGCAAACTCATCTGCATATAGTAATGATATACTCATACCTCGACCAGTGTTTTCTGTTGTAGTAGCACTCACTATGCGACTACCATTGTCAAAGTCTATACTACCCTTGTTGTAACTCACAGCACCAGCACGTATAAAGTCAGGCACGCTTTCATAAGCGTAGCGTATACGTTGCATGATTTCTTGTGAGCCTGTGTATTTGTGTGCGGCAATCAGGATAGTGCTGTCTGGCACGAACATCGCGTACCAAAGCAAGTACCCTGCGGCACTTGTTGATTTACCTGTTTGCCGAGGCATCAGTGAGATGCTGAATCGGTAGTTATGGTATGAATGTATTAGGCGTTTTTGATACTCAAATGGTTTATACAACATACGTCCTTGGGTAGGATGCTGTATATAGAAGTAGTTACTCATAAAGTATTCAGGACCCGTAACAGGATCTGCGCACTTTGCGAATTCTCTTAATTGTTCTTCTGTAAAGCTCTCACGTGTATGAGGCTTCTTTACTAGAACGCTGTCTGTACCTTTTGCTGTTGCCATACTATTACTTATCTTGGCAAGATTAGGTTATTACAATTACCAGGGTTTTTCGCCTGTTAGGTATGGTAAACTAAACCATAATTTGAACCATTCTGGAGTGCCAGGTTGGATATTGTGTGTGTTTTGATACTGTATTTTTTCGTTGGCAGTTACGCTCATATTACTGCCTTCGGTGTTGACTGTACCCTCACCTTTGTATTCTTGTAGTCGACCTACGTTTTGTGTGATACCTGCTAGTTGTTTAATTTGATCTAAATCATTCATATTAAACTCCGTATTTGTTACGTTTGGGTTTGGCTACTGGACTGACTTTGTTAATTTTTTCTAATTCTTCACTGCCTTTTCCGCTGTGTTTTCTCACTTTTAGTCCAAATTCTTTACGGGCATGATCGATGATTTCTTGATCTGCAGAACTATAACCTACAGTAACAAATTCACTTCCAATTGGACCCAATTGATCTGTTACATCATCAGGACTTTTTGCTAATGCCATACCAAATCTATAAGCAACATAAGGGTGACTGTTGTTGTCTAAGTATGGATAACTATCCACAGCTGACAGAGATTGTCGAGTTACCTTACGAAACTCACCTCTTTCCAATGCTTCTGTGATGATCTCATTAATTTTCACAGATTAAACACTCCAAAATTTTCTTAGATGTGCTAGAGTTGCGTCTAGATCAGCCTCTTCACTGACGTCACCGTCTTCATCGTAAAACGCTTCTGAAGCTTGCTTAAAGGCATTATTTCTAGCATCAAAAGTTCTGCTGTCAATCATCTCATCATCATAGTCTGCTCTTAGAGCATCATCTGTAAAATCCATAGCCCATTCTAATGTACGGGAATCTGCTTGTGGCGCTAGTAATATGCTTTTTAGACGTTTGTTGGTTAAGTGATCAAATGACTGTGATTCGTATATGTCGTCATCTTCGTCTTCGTTACCGCTGTCAATCAAGATACTGCGTAGGCTAGCTATGCTACCTGGTTGGCGACGATCATCTATGAAGCTTTCTAGGTGTGGTGCTAGGTAACTACGGATTTGGCCACTAAATGGCCCTGGAAGATCGCGTCCATAACGTGCTAGATCACCGGCGATACCTGCAGCTTGATTAAGATGTTCTTCGAGCTGGTCTAGCATATCACTGAGATGTGTTCTATCTACACTATCTTCTTGGATAGGTCGACCTGCTTCGATAGCGTCCATCATCTCAACAAATTCTTTAAGCTCTTTCATATTATGCCTTAACGTCGTTGATCATTGCCTGATAATCATTCCATAGCATATTTTGAATAGCTTCCTTGACTGCCATTGGGTTGTCACCAGGATATTCTTTCTTATACTGACGTTTAGCACGATTTAAATCAGCACCAGCGGGGATAGCAGCATCTGTTCCTGCCACTTCTTCACGTGGTGAGTTTGTGTATTCTACATCACGTTCCTTGGGGCCTTCTTCTGCAACAATTTCTTCAGCCACGGCTGGTTGTGCTTGGATAGCAACAACTGGCATACCACTTAACTTGCGGATTAGATTAACTACATCTTCTTCACCGTTAGCTGTAACGTTAATGTTGATGTCTTCTTTTACTGTATATTTTTTACCGTCCACTTCAAACTCCTTTTTTCCTTCAGCGCGAGCCTTGGCTAATGCGCCTGAGAATTCGTTACCTTCACCTACTTCTTCTTCACCGACCATTACTTCATCTTCGATAGGAGTAGTGTCAATACCTGCAGCTGCTAAAAACATTTCCTTTTTAAATCTTGAATTTTGTTGCTTGAATATGTCTGCATGATACATAGCTAGCTCTGTGCGTTTAGCGATATCCGGAATTGATTTTAGTAGATTAGCTACCATGCGGAAATCTTTGCGTGTCGCAGCTTCATTTAGTTCATCTTCGCTACAGCCCATACCTTCGTCCATGGCTTTTTCATCTTCACAACAGCAAGGATCTGCATTGCATTTTGAGCAACCTGCATAGGTCAATGGACTTGCTGAATCACCTGGTACCATTGGATTGAAGTCTTCACGTGTCAGACCTGCTAGTTTAGCGATTTCTGCTAGCTCGTGTTCTGCATCTATTAGAGGTTCTTCACTGACGAAACTGTTCATTGGTGAGCCACATTCCATGGCTTCTTTGGCTTTGCTGTCACAGAAATGGCTGTATGACGTAGCACAATCACTGATGAAGTCCTCATCATAGTGTACTAACCAACGAGCCGCTTTTGGTGTCAACTTCATTTCAATTAGTTCGTCATAGACTGCTTTAACAAATGCTTCTGAATTAGCATCTAGCCCTGGTTGTTCGTCTGATAAGATACGACCAATAGTTTCGTAAGTATATTCACTGCTTTCTGGATTACGACCTTCTTTGACCATTTTGTGTTTTTTTAATTCTGCTTTAGAATTCTTAATCTTGTCACCAAATCCTGTAGCTTCTTCTACTTGGCCTTTTTTGTGTGCTTTCCATGTTGTAGCATAAGCGATTGCTTTATCTTTACCAGATAAATGACCGTCTTTGCTTAAAGATTTTTTAATACCTTTAACCATACGTTCAGCTTTGGCGCCTGGAGGTGCTACTTCTTCTAATTCGCCTGGTTTCTTTGGAGCCATAACAGGTACTGGTGTTCCTTGTGGGCTATATTTTGTTCCAACTTGTTTATTAGGTTGAGGATTACCACTTGGCACATATTTTGGTGGTGGTGTAACACCCGGAGGTAATGCTTCATCCATCTTATCATGTTTAGCACGTAGCACGGCCATTTTCTCTTTGCTAGCACCTTCACGACCTGCTTTTTGAAGTGCTTTCATGCCTTCTTTGCCATATTTCTTTTTACCTAAGTATGCTTGTAGACCGCTTTCGTCGAGATCTTTATCTTCATCATCTTTTTGTGCGGCACCACCATAAGCACGACCTTTAACAACACGTGAGGATGATTTGCTATCAGAATCACCTTTCTCGGCACGTTCGTCTTCTTGCTTGTCTTTTAATGCTTGTAGGCGTTTGCGTTTAGCAACTGCATCGCTGTCTGGCTTAGCTGGCTCATGATCTTTAGCTGATTTAGCCGCTGATTTCATAGGCTCTTCAGTGTCGCCATCCTTGTCAAGATCTAAAAAGTCTGGTTTTGTATCTTCACTGAATTTTGCAAATCTTTCCATCAGACTTGTTGCTAGTTTGTTAACATTTTCTTGCATATCGTCGGTCCTAAATAAATCACGTTGCCGTGGTGTTGTCATATATTTATAATAATCTGTGCCCTTTAACCCCGGTTGTTGGGTTTGTTGCGGCTGTTGAGCGGGGGTCTGAGCTGATTGTGCTTGTTTTGGTGCATTGTAATCGATGTTAGTTTGCTTGGCTTTTTGTGCTAGAGTCTGTGCTCGTTTTATAGCAGTCCTTAATTTACTAACTTCACTCGTTTTTAAAAGATAGTTAACAGTCTTGTAGTCATTTAGATTAGATTTTATTAGATTTTTTAAGAAATCGTTGTCTAACCGTTGATTTTTCTGACCAAGGTATCTTGTGCTTTTACCTATTAAGTAACGATAAAGGGCTTCAACATCTAATGGCTGTAAATGTACTGGTGGATTATCACCAAATTCTAATTTAATCAATGGTTGTGGATTTAATCTAGCATTACTGAGTATTTCCCAATTTTTTCTAGCTATACCAACATCATTGGCCGCTTCTTGAGCTTCAGCAACCTTCTCAACCTTCTTTTGATCATCCCAATCAATTTGTGGATTATCGATGTTTGCAGTGGCAAGTTTTGCTAATCTTTCTTTTTCTACTTCGGCTTCTTTGGCTTTTCTTGCCGCATCAATATCGACTACATTAGCAGCTGGTGTAGGAGCAGTTGCTGGTCTGGTCTGCACTGGTTTGGCAATTGGTGTTTGATCTGGTTCTTCTGGTTCTGGTGTAGTAGCTACAGGTGCTGGAGCCTGAACCTGAGCCTGTGTTTGTGCAATAATATCTTGTGGTGCTGCTTGTGGCTGTTGAGAAAATGCTAATGCGGCCTGAGCCTGTTGTTTGACATCTAATTCGCTGGCTGCTACCTGTTTAGTAAAGTCTTGAAAACGTTTTTCTTGAGCATCATATCGAGCATTAGCATCATTAACTGCCTGTGCTGCTCGAGCAATATCTTGTTGCTGTTTAGCTATGGTTGTTTTGGCTGTATCAACTACTCGTTTGGTTTCTTCGGCCTGATCCCCCATACGTGCCACTAATGCTTCTGTGGGGCTACTAGCTTCAGGATATTCTGCCATGGCTAACTGTAATTCTCTCTTGGCTTTGGCTATCTTGAAATCTGACGAGTCATCGGTTTTGTCAGTTGAAACTTGAGGAGTGTCTTTATACTTGTAGAATTTTTCTTCTAATTTACGGACATCTTCTAGTAAGTCGTTACGAGGATCTACGTTTTCGTATAGAGGTTCAGGTTCCATAGAACTTGTTGGCATGTCCTTTGGAAACTTAGCTAGGATATCGTAGATATTCTCGCTCATACTACCCTTTTGGATTTGGGATAGTGTTTTGTTTGCTACCTACTGGGCTTAATTCGCCAGGCGCTACATCATTTAATGTTTTACCATCAGCAGATTCATTGCCTTCAATTTTAACTTTAGGTGTTTTGTTTAATTCTTTAAGGATAGTTTCTGCACCAGCATAGGCCTTGCTTGCGGCTTTTTGATCTGCATCGGGTGCTGGATAAGGTTTTGTTAATTCTGCATCGCCTTGTTTATATTCTTTAATTTCGCTTTCGCCATCTATGTTCCAACGCCAGATTTCTTCTGGGTTATATTTAGGAACCACTACCACACTGGCTGCAGGGCAACCTAGGCGTTCAGCGACGATACTACGTAATTGTGCATCATTCACTGGATACTTCAATACTGCATCCATGATGTATACTTCACAATTAGGAATGCTTGGGAAATCGATC